TAAACTTTACGGAAGTGCCACAGGGGCAACACCAACTGCAGGAGCCGAAACAACTACGGATGGAGGAGAGGAATTAGGACCTCCACCTTCGTCATTTGGAGGGGAGCCATCGGGTCTTGACTTAGGAGCTGAGGAACCACCAACAGGAGGGGGAGAAGAAGCTCCACCAACAGAATTAACACCAGAGTCAACGAAAAAAGATATGAACATTTTAGTTGAAAATAACTTTATTAGAGGATCTCAAATGATTAATTTGAGCCAAGGACAAGATTCTTTAGGTGAAATTTCAAAACACTTAGATAAGTTATTAAATTCATAATATTTATTGTAAAAAACACAATGACCTTCGGAACAATAAAATCCCTAATTGAAAAAAATCTCTTGGAATCATACAAAAATGAAACTGAATTCAAGAAGACTTTACGAGAATTCAAACACAACGTTTTGAATAATAAAGCTATGTCTAAAGCATACGCGATATATGACCAACTGAGTTCGCCCCAAGGGTTAGGAGAACAGGATGCAAAAGATTTTATTGAAGAAGGGATTTCTCTATTAAACAAAATTTTACCAAGTATCAAACTTCCAATTACTCTTTCTGAAAAAACTGAAAACAAATATTCTGAAATTGATACATTAGTTTATAGCCAAGGTGTTAATTTACTTGAAAGATTAAATGCAAAGAAAAGTATTCTACAGGTAATTTCATCAACCAAAGAAACAATTAAAGAAAATATTAATATTCCGATTAGTTCTATGGTTTCCATAGCAAACCAAACAGTTAATAACTACATACTTAGTTTAGATGAAAATTCCAAAAAAGAATTTTTTCAAATTGTTTCTGAAGATGTCAAAACTTTAGAGACGAAATTTGAAACCCTAAGAGAAAGTACGATATCCAAATTAACGGCACTTCAAGATAATGAAGATTCACAGGATATCAAAACAAAAATTTTAGAAACAATTGACAAAATTAAATCTGAAAAATTTGACCAATTAAACTTTTTGAAGTTAAAAAATTTGGAAGAATCAATTTGATTGGTCTTTGAGACCTTGAATGTGTTTTGCCTTCAGAATCTGTGCTCTTCTAAGTACAGATTTTTTTGTATACTGCTTTTTATCAAATAGAATCTGATTTTGTTTTGTTTTAATTACTTTTGACTTTAGGGTTTTGAGAGCCTTCTCAAGAGGATTACTCTGAGTGATTTTTATTATTATCATATATTAGAAATATCCACAAGTATAAAAAAATTTTGACAATCATACATATATTGTATATAATTTCATTAATAAACGTACATAATATCATTATTAATGAAAAAAGGAAAAAGTGTTAAACTTAACCTGTTCAACCCCATCAAGTCTCAATATGGGACAGTAGACTCCAAAAACTTAAAATCGGTTTATATAAATATTCAATCGTGGGTTACACCAAAAGAAGAATTAGAAAATTGGAATCGAATTGTTTCAGGTTTAGGGAGAGAAATAAAAAATTCAGTTTTTGAATCAATCGATTCAAAAATTTTTCAAGAAAAAAATATTGTTGATTTGGACCTTCGAACAAGTGGGATATCAAAAGGGAAAAAATCATTTTTTAATTTGGAAATCAATCTGTATACCCAACGTGATATGGATTTTAAGTGTGATGAACTAAAAGAATCTATAAAAAATATTGTTAAATCAATCTATAAAAATAACGTGATTAAAAACAAATACTTTGATTTTTCGATTTCTAAAAAAGACGAAATCTAACAAACTATTCAAATCCGTATATTTATCTTAAAAGATTAGATGAAAAATTTAAGAATTTTAGAAGCTAGCGAGCTTGGCCACGGTATATTGATTGAAATGGATGCGGGTTGGGTTTCACCAAAAGACCTACAGAATATTGACATTCTAAAAGAAGCCTCCAATTTAGATTATAGAAATCCATTCGAATTTTATGCGGTTCTTCAAAAATACGATACTCCAAATAGAAATGGTAGAACATATCCTGAAAGGATTTTGAAAAGAGAATCTGAAAGATATAAGCAAGCAATATCTAAGGGTTTGTCAACATCAGAATTAAATCACCCTGAATCATCATTAATAGACTTAGACAGAGTATCTCACATCATCACAGACATATGGTGGGATAAAAATATACTCATGGGAAAACTCAAATTATTGACATCTCCAGGGTTTCACGAAAGAGGTATAGTTTCAACAAAAGGAGACCAAGCAGCTAACTTAATGAGACAAGGTGTAACTTTAGGGATTTCTTCAAGAGGAGTTGGGTCATTAAAAAAAGTTGGTGAAAGAAATGAAGTACAAGATGACTTTGAATTGATATGTTTTGATTTGGTATCATCACCTTCAACACCAGGTGCTTATTTGTTCACAAACCCTGATGAAAGAAGTAAGTATGAAGAAAATTTAGAGGAAGAAAGAAACTCTAAACAAAATAATGAGTATGTTGAAAAGTCAGTTGACTTAATGAAAAAATTAGACGATTTTTTAAGAAAATAAAATTATGGACGAAAAATATTTTGTAGCAAAAATTCAGTATGATTTTCCTGACGAAAACACTGGTAAAATTAAAAAAGTAAGAGAAGAGAAATTGGTTAAAGGTTTTTCTGTTACTGATGTAGAAGCAAAAGTAACAAAAAAATATGAAGGATTTACTCACGATTGGAGAATTACGGCAGTATCCGAAAGTAAAATTGATGAAGTAATCGAATAACTAAATTTTTAAAATGAAAAAAACTAAAGTGGTCAAACGACCACTTTTTTTATTTTAAGACTATTTATTAACAATAAATCTAAACAGAAATAGCAAGAGATGAATTTTTTTCATTTTGGTACTATTTATATGTTAAAATAAATAGATTTTTCATGCAAGAAAATAAAAACTTAGTACAAGAGGCGTTAATTCAAATGAAAAATGTTGAAGAGGCAATCGCCCAAAATGCAAAAGGAATACTTGCTTCTACTATGAAGGAAGAAATCAACCAATTAGTAAAAGAATCTCTGTCAGAGCAAGATATGGAAGATGAGATTGAATTAGATACAGATATCGATACCGATATGCCTGTTGATAATAATGATGATATGGAAATGGACATGGAATTTGATATGGACATGGATATGGATTCAGAAGAAAGTCCAATAGATTTAACGGATGCTTCAGATGAAGAAATTTTGAAGGTTTTCAAAGCAATGAGTGACGAAGATGGAATCATCATAAAAAAGGATGATGATGAGATTCACTTGAAAGACGATGAAGCTAATACAGAATATTTAATCAAGCTAGGTGAGTCTGAAGAAGATGAAGAAGAATTAGATGAAACTATGATAGATGAAATGGATGACATGGACGTTGATACAGAAGATGTAATCAATGCTATTTTCTCAAAAGACGGAGATGTCGAAGATTTCGACATGGACCAAGATGAAGAAGTTATGTATGAAATCGAGTTTGATTCAGAAGATGACATGATGGAAGAAGAAGATGACGACATGATGGAGCAAGAAGATGACATGATGGAAGAAGATGACGACATGATGGAAGAAGAAGATGAAGATTTGGACGAATCTTACAACCATAGAAGAGCTGTTAGAGAGGCAAAATCGACAGTAAAACCTAAAGGTGTTGGAATTGGTTCTGGACCTAAATTCACTTACAAAGATAAAGCGAAAGGCGGATTCGATGATAAGAAGAAAGAAGGACCAAAATCAGTTGGTACTGGTAAACCAAAATTCGAATACAAGAAAGGTGAAAATATGGAACAAAAATCCAAAGTTGTTAAGGTAGAAACAAAAGAAGGTCAAGGATACAAAGACAAAGAGGATGAAAGATTGGCAATGAAACATGGTAAAATTGCTTCAAAAGATCTTAAAACTACTAAGGCTCGTAGAGATGACGCAGGTTTTGAAAAAAGAGAAACCAAAGAGGCTGCTAGAACTTATGGAATGGGTTCAAAAGAAGGACGAGGACTAAGAAAAGGTATTACTAACAACAGAAATTATGTTTATGGTAAAAACGGAGTAAAAGTTGAATCCACAGAATCAGAAGTTAATGTGTTGAGAGAAAAGAATGAAGAGTACAGAAAAGCATTAAATATTTTCAGAGAAAAACTTAATGAAGTTGCTATCTTCAACTCAAACTTGGCATATGCTACAAGATTGTTCACTGAACATTCGACCACTAAAAAAGAAAAAATTAATATTCTTAGAAGATTCGATAATGTAGATACTTTGAAAGAATCTAAAAGTCTTTACAGGTCGATTAAAGACGAATTGTCTAAAACTGAAAGTACACCAATTAACGAATCAGTAGAAACTAAATTAAACAAAGGTGTTTCTACAGGTTCATCAACTACCCTAATTGAATCAAAAACTTATGAGAATCCTCAATTTTTAAGAATGAAAGATTTGATGAGTAAAATTGGGTAATTAAATAAACAAATAAAACAAAACAAAATACTAAAAATGGGAGCATTATTAGAATCAGGTCTTGTTGGTAACATCGGTCTTAAGCACCTTAAAGTTATCAAAGAAGACACAATCAACAAATGGGACAAATTAGGATTCCTTGAGGGTCT